CGCAGCCGCTATTACCGCGATCCATTTTACGATCTTCTTTACTTTTTCATTCATAGGTTTAGTGATAATTGAGTGTTTGTGTTTTTGATCATTACTATTCTTCTGATAGTAGGTTGGTACAGTTTTTTCCTTTCGTTGTACTCCCAGTCGACGACTTCGTAGAAGCTTACGCCGGTTCTTTGTACTTTTTGAGCGGTTACGTACTCTTTGTCGTATAGTTCTCCGTCTTCTGTTACGTAATATGTTCCTTCGTATTTGAAATTTCGTCGAGACACTCTTTCGGCTCCGATCAGCTTTATTAGGTTGCTTGATCTGTCTCCGATGTCTCCTCTGCATTCATAGGTTTTAGTATTCTGTTTCGTCTTAATATGTCTTCCACCCTTCTGATTGCAAATTCCGTTTCCCATATTTCATGAATTAGTTTTTCTTTCTTTACGATTAAATCTGCATATCCCTTGCATATTTCATTTTTTTCTCTTTCCGTCATACTTTTTGATTGATTGCCAATATTTTACTGCGTCTACATACTCTTTATACTGTTCTATTGTTTCTACTTTAATAGGAGTTTTATTGTAGTACTTTGTTTGCTTCTCTTCCTTTATAATTCGGAGGGCTTCGCGTTCTTGATCTGTCCATATTTTTTGTTTGTAATATGTTGGTAATGCGGCTTTTATTCCAGATTCCGTCCTATACGTTTCTTCTGTGAATCTGTCTTGATATCTATGCCTTCTGAGTGTGTTTTTGTTTATGTAACCTATTCCGATTTTTTTTGAAGTGAATATCTTTCCGTTGAATTCGGGGTTGCCTTCGTCTCTTTTCGTTATGTATTTTATGATGTAGTTTACTGTTCTCTCATTCACTTCATATCCGAAGTATACCCATCCATACCCCCATTCTTTCTCGAATTGTTCTTCTGTTAATTCTGTCCATATAATGCCGTGTAGATGTATTCTTTTGGTGTTATCATGCCCTAGCTCTGTGATTAGCCAGTGCTTTAGTGGTGTCTTGTATTTTTTCCACCATCGCTTCCTGAATAGACTAATTGCTTTTTGAGGTGCTTTGTTTGGCTCCTTTTCGTCATATTCTAGCTTTTTTAAGCTCTCTTCGGAGAATGTCAGCGTTGCAAATATAATGTTTTTTGGATTTGATTTTATTTCTTCCATTAATCTTACTCTCCATTCATTTGCTTTTGCGCGCCTGCATTCTTCACAGTGCCCGCATGGAATTTGAATCCATCTTAGGCGATAATCCTTTATTCCTTTGCGTTTTTCATTCGATTTGGCGTATTTTGGATTTTCGATGATACTTGGATATAGGCACATTGGTTTTATTTGAAATTTTCCCTATTAAAATCATTTTTCTCTTACCATTTTGTTGTTACTGTTTTATCCACTCCTTTGAACTGCATTTCTGGATCGTAATGCTGTGTTACTGTTGTTGAGTTCCTGGGGGGTGTTTCGCCCATCCTTTTTTCCGTGTATTCTCTGATCAGTTTTCCTGTTTTTCCTCCGATCGTTAGATTTCCTACTACTTGTGCTAGTTTGATGATCGTGTTTGCTATCTCGGTCCAGTATTGAAGTTCTCGCAGTTCTGCGGTTGCCTCTTCGGTTCTCTTTTTTACTTCGAGCATCTTTGCTTCTGCTTTCTGGGTCTCGCCTGCTGCATAATAGTATGCCGCCTGAGCCATTCCGCTACATGCATCCGCGTTTATCTTTTTGATCTCTGCTGATAGTTTTTTGTCTGCGTATATGCTCTCTAGAGTTTTGATTGCCGCCGTTCCTTCGAGGATTTGTTTTTCGGCTGTCATCATATCGCCTTGGAATGATTCCTCTCCGAATACGATTTTGCCGAATTTGTCATCTTCTATTTCGAAGTATTTAGGTATTTCGACTTCCTTGCCGTCTATTGTTGTTTTTTCTGTGGGTTGCCACTTCACCATCTGATCCCATAGTTGGTTCGCTGTGTCGATGAAACCTTTCCATCCTTTGAACATCTCTTGCTTTACTTCCCATATCCTTTTTTCGATTATTGATGTGGTTTCCTCTTTGTTTTTACCTGCTTCTGCCTTGAGTGCATCTGCTTGAGTATTAAGTAGGTTAATTTCCGCTTCGTTCTTTCGCTCGCTCATCCGCACCTGTCGTAGTGACATCAATGCTTGCAGTTGTGCATTAGGGTCGGCCGCTGATCCTGCTCCGGCAGCACCCGTTGCCCCCATGGGGGCACCTGTCGTCGATCCTGCCCCCCCACCGCTGGCCCCACCTCCACCATACATTAGGCTTGGAGACAATCCTGCTGCATCCATTTGTGCGACTTTGTTAGCGTAACTTTGGTCTTGGTAGGTTCTGTTGTATAATACTTGCTGCCTTTCGAACGCATTCTCCGCCGCCATCTCTCCGTATTTGTAGTTTATTTTGGCTGCGTTTTCTGCCATCTCTTTTTGATCCCTTATCTTTCTTCTTCTGCCTACGCCTAGCATGTTGAGGATTCCTGATGCGTCTCCGATGATTCCCGAGAGAGGGTCCATAAAGTCCTCTCCTTTCTCGAGTAAATCCAGTAGTTTTTTGAAGTTCATTTTTCGTTCTTTTTTAAAAAAGAATTTGCATACTATTTCTTGTTATATATGTATAAACGTCTACCGCCCTGTGCCACACGCATTTGCGAGGGTTAAAAGAGGGGGGGCGGAATTATCCCCCCTCTTTGAGTTTTGGTAGAGCTTTATACGACTGCTTTAGCTCTTTTCGGGATCGGTTTTTTCTCCTGTCCCGAAATCCTTCACGGCCTCGGTTTCACCCTTGCTTTTTGCAACCTGGTTTGCTACGCTTTGGTTGATTTTGTCCATTGCATCTATTGCCACCTCAAAACGGTCTGTGCGGATATCGTATTCTGGCAGTACACCGTCTTTTTTTTCAGTGTAGATTGTTGGAAATACTCCGTCTTCCATGTTGTTGGACTCTCCGTTGATTATTTTCCTTAGTTTTACCTCCCTTGGTTCTGCCTGGTATGCGAGGTCTGGATTGCTGATGCATCCTCTTCTATTTCTTGCTGTTTTCATAGTGTTATAAATTTGGAATTTGTTTTGCTGACATTACTCGGCGTGCTGTTACATCGAATGCCACTTGTACCCAGAAGTTTTGCGAACTCAGTCTTGACTCTGCGAATATATTGTTGTATATCGTAGGATCAATGTAAGTTGTCGCGTTATCAATTGTACCGTCCTCCTGGTTTTCCTCGTATACTCTGTTTAAGCACATGAACGCTAAAGGCATTCCTGCGGCAAATTCGCCGTATGTTTCGTTTACGTCTGTTGTGTATTCGATCCATGACGGTTGTTTTCCTAGTGACGAGTATGCGACTTCTTCTTGTCCAGTGGCTTCTGTGTTCCACGCGGCCAATTCATCCGTGATTAGTTCTTGGAATCCAATTGCGTCTAGTGTTGGTTTGTGGAAGTCATCCATGTTTTGCAATCTTGTCCACCATTTGTTGCCTTGACTGTAGTCAATTCGAGGTGTAATCGATCCTAAGGCCATGATCATACTAGGTTCTGTACATTTGATTTTTAAGCCTCTTCCGGATTTATACATAGTTGCAACTCCTCGCCCGGCAAGTGTTCCCAGTGGCTCCTCGTCTGTTGCTGAGTTCGATACGATTTCGTCAAATGCGATTTCGCTCTGCATTCCGCCGCAGAATATAGGAGATTCGGGTAGCGTTGCGCTTCTGATTCCGTATGTCGCTTCTCTCCATGCCTGGTAAGTACCGTCTGTGATCGCGACGCGGTTTAGCATATTGAATATCTTCTTTTGAAGTATCAGAGCGTCCATAGTGAGCTTTCCATCGGTTACATCTACCGCTGTAATCGCATTGATTCCTCCTGTTGTTCCGTCGATCCATTCGGTATTCAGCCAGTTGTTGAATCTGTCGCTAAGGTATGTTTTTACTGCTAATCCTGCTTGTGAATACCATGAATTTGCGCTTATATATGTGGCCGAGCGGTCATGGTTTGGTAATTCTAAGTCATTTATTGCAGCTCCGTACGGCATTTTTGTATCTAGTGTATATGCCGTGGTGCTGGGTGCTGCCAGGATTTTGGTTCGTTCATCGTCGATGTTTTTTAATGGAAATTGTGTTAATTTGATTTTTTGGTTATCCGGCATTGTTATCGAGTAAAACCCGGTTTTATCTTGATTGTATGCAATTTTGATCGCTTTTTTGACCTTGTACATGTAAATGTTGGTCGCCTTTCTTGGGTTGTCCGGTTCTTTAATTCCTGGTGCCTCCGGATCTGTTCGTTCGAATACGAAGGAGTCTCCGAGTTTTGTTAATGTGTTTGCTTTTAGTTGAGGACTTTTCGGATTATTCGTTAAGAATTGTATTTCATTGACTTCCTCGGGTGAGACTTTTTCCTCAAATTCCAGTCTGATGTACTTCGGTTTTTCAGCTGTCGGAGTGATTTCGTATGTTTGACTTCTGTTTTCTTCCCATACTGTATCCCAAACATATCCATCTCCTACATTAATTACCTTCCAACTATGATTTACTCCTGTGATTACGTATGCGTATTCTTCTTGCTTGTTGGCGTAATAGTTTTTGAATGTATCCCAGTATGCTAGGTTGAATATCGCAGGAAAACTCCGGACGTATTGATTAACTTTAGAGTGTCCAAATCCTTTTATTCCCAGGTACGCGAGTAGTGAGCTCGGGTTGACTTGTCCTCTATTAGTATCATTCTCATAGATTGATGTGTTAGCGGAATGGACCTGGAATCGCGGTAGTAATACCTTACTCATGTTCAATCCCACTCCTAAGGCATTATTATGTAATGCCGCAATGTAGAGTCTGATCGGAATTACGAATACGTCGATTTGGTGTTTGAAGCTTCCGAATACAGGTCCGGTTGTTGGCAAAGTCTTTACTTTTGTCGTGATGTCGATGTAGAATGTCGTTCCATCCAAACCTATTTGGCACCAATAGGGAACGATCGTACCGCATGCTTGTGATGTTCGGATTATTTTTCCCACGTTGTGCGATGATCTGCCGAAATTAGGCAGATATACCTCCATTTTGCTCTCGCTTCGGAGTCTTTCTCCTCCTAGTGTTTTCTTCATGGCTTATTTTTCTTGAGTGTTTATCATTTGATTATTTACGTGTGAGATGAATATGAGTGTTGCAGTCAAGATGTCTTCCCACGTTTTTTTAGCTAGATGTTTTTCGGCATCCTCTTTAGTGTCGAATTCTTTCCCGTTTACGAGCGCACCGCACGTTGTGATTACCCATTTGTTGCTTTTGTTGCGAATCAGTACGAACGGGCCCTTTTTTGATACTGTTCTTTCTTCGATTTCGAGGTTTACATTTTCGAGTTCTTCCTCTCTTTTTTTGCTTTCAGCGAGCATCTGTTTTCTGAATTTGTTGTCCATGTTATTTAATCTTTGTTGATGTTGATACTTCGATTGTGTCGATTTTGATACCATTTGCCTTGAGAAAGTGCTTGTGAGTGCATCCCTGCTCCATGATCACGGCAGCTGCCGCGCCGATCGCAGCCGCTATTACCGCGATCCATTTTACGATCTTCTTTACTTTTTCATTCATAGGTTTAGTGATAATTGAGTGTTTGTGTTTTTGATCATTACTATTCTTCTGATAGTAGGTTGGTACAGTTTTT